CGAGAGGGAGCTGCGGTGTTCGCGCTTTCCTGTAGATAACTATAACCAACCTCCGTGGCTAATCTTTCTGATCGCGCCTGATCAAATCTTTTTCTAGCGACTGTTAATGTAACTGAGTCTCGTATCTCAAGATTAAACTTAGATAAGAAGTCGCCCTCTCCCTCGAAACCTTCTACATTTTTAATATACATTTCAATATCTACAGCATCTGTATAATCAGATAACGTATCCTCGCCGAAAAGGGGATCTCTTCGAGCAGCATTCTTAGGAATATACTTTACATTATGACCATAGATCTTGATTGCTTCGATACTTAAATCTTCGACAAGATCCTGTTCCCTCGCATATGAAAAGTTATTAAAATATACGTTAGTGGGCATAATCTATCCAACCATATCTTGTACAGGTAAGCTATATCCTGTTATGACTTCCTCTTCAAGTTTCTGAATCTCAGAGTCTGCATCATCATAGATTTTAGCGCCATTGAATGTAAGACCTCCTGGGAGTTGCATACCCTCAAACTTTGTAAGGTTAGTTCCCCATTGTCTTTTTATCAGAGCTGTGGCATATTTGGCTAACCAACGATCACCCCATAGATCTGTATATACATCACCATCAACTATTCGATAGCAATCTATAATTATGAACTCATCTGTTTTGACGTCTTCTCCCCAATCCATATCGATATGTAAACGATTCACATGTCTATTAAAACGGATTGGCTTTTTACCTACGAACAACTCTTCTAGCGTCTCTACATGACGCATTGCTGTGACATACGGCACATAAGATGACGCTGAGAGATCAAAGAGATCATTCAGGTGTATCTGATATCGAATATTGAAGAGGTTCGAGGACTGGACTGCCTGTCCGACATCCAGTATCGAATTGACACCGATTATAGAATCCGCGAGAGTTATATAGCCGTTTGTAATATCGGTTGATGTAACGACGTGTTTAACGAGAACTCGTTCGGTGCCATCGAAGTGATAATCTTGATAGTATTTTAGAGCTTCATCTATACGATCTTCAATCTGCTCAGCATCGACGTTTACATCGATAACTGGCTCTCCTAATCTACGGAGACAATAATCTTTAAATTCAGCTCTTGAACTTGGAACTGCCATTTTGAACTCCAACCATTTTAACTATTTATAATGGTTGGAGTTTGTCTGCTGCATTAGTATCTTTATGCGGTGCCAAGAAGATCAATCGTAGCGATTGCATGTATTGTATTCGCTGATTGTACAACGTAATCGATCCTATCAACCTTACCTGCAGATGTTGACATCGTAGGAGCAGTTCCTGTAGGGAATCGCCAGTGCGAGCCAAACGAGGTCGTATAACTACCGTTGGCAGTCATAAAGAGCGCACCCGCCTGACCTGCCGTTGTATTAGTTGGATTAGCAAGGGTAATATTACCGTTTACGGTAAAGCTGTAGTAGTTTGCTGTATTTAAATTTAAAGTTACAGTACCCGCAGCTTTAACGCCCTGATCGCTAATACTACCACGCTGAGCAACACTAAATGATTGGTTACGATCAACGTGAGCAGTATTCGCATCAAGTTTATTATAGATGACCGCATTATCCTTGATAGCAGCACTTACAACGGACGAAGTGCCGAATGCCGTATTTCCTAATGTTGTGAGTGCCATTTAACTTTCCTTACTTGAGTGCGTCGGGTACTTCTGGCCAATCCTGCAGTGTAGCTACCACGTTGATGTCACCATTCGCGTGATACGTACTCGTATCAAGAGCGATTATCGCTGCTGTATCGGACGCGTTATCGATTGCGGTTTCCATCGAGTTCGACTTCGTCCGAACCGCTGCGCGATATGTCTTAATATCAGAAGGAATCGCTGTTCCACCTTCGGATGCGCGAATCGCCATCCAATCAGATCCTTGTAGAAGACTCGCTGCTTGATTCTTAATTCTCGTCTTTTCATTACTCTTTACGCCAAAAGTAGTAGCGTCATTCTCAGTTACATCAGCAAGACTCTTTGCGGCATTACTATAGGTTACTGTAACCGTAGCTTTGTCGTCATCCACAGCTGTGCTTCCAGTACCCTGCGTATAATAACGACCATCGGGATTAGCATTAACCTCGATATATTCGTAGAGTCCTATTGCCTTTTTCTCTTCGGCTGACCATCGCGAAAAAATTGTTGACGGATGTTGAACTCCGTCTATTGTGATTGCTTTTGGTCGAGGATAAATTGCCGTTACCTGACCCGCTTTAACCATTGCCCACATTGTTTAGTTCCTCCTATTTTTGAGCAACATTATATAGTATTTCACCTTTTGTTTATTTATAATCCTAGACACCATATATTGGTGGTTGTGCCCCGTTTCCACCTATCTCTGCCATAGCCATATATATTATTGTATTACCATTACCATTAGGTGCGCTATCTCCTGTTAAAGGACGGAAAGCATCTGATAATATATCTATATCATAATCACTTCCACTTGCTGATCCTCTTGCAGCTTCTGCAATATTTAAATTAGGAAAAAGAAATTTTTCAGCAGTATTTGTTGGTGTTCTTGCTGTATCAAAAATTACCCAATCTCTAGCTACACTAATATTTTTTAACATAACCCATCTAGGTTTAAAGCCAAGTGTAACATATGGTGGTGCGGTGCTACTTCCGTTTCCAATATAACTTCCCACCTTACAAACACCAGGAACTGAACGGAAAGCGTAGAACACGTATGTATCACTACCACCGGAATCATTGGTCGAAGTATTTGTACCAATACTAAAAACCGTTGCTGCAGGTATAGTGCTGTTGAACATATTAGCTAATGTTCCTTCAGCAGCGTCTGTACCTAAGTCTACATAACCTGTTCCCTGATTCACTAAACCGCTGTGATAAGTAACCCAGTTATTGCCACCATCATCTCCTCTTTTCTTAATAAGGAGCATTTCAGGTTTTCCTGGCAATCCATGCCCTACCGTAGCATTGCTTCCGGAGCCAGTATAAATGCCAACAGAAAAATGACCAGCATCAGCTACAATGGATGTACTGGCGATCGTACCAGCAGGACTCGTTGTGCTGCCAGTCGATGCGCTCGTTCCGACGAGCCACTGCCAGAGAACATAACTCTCATTATCAGTATTCACCTGTACGTCGTTACCGATCTGTACGCCTCTCTGTAAGAATCTCTGTACAGTATTTACTTCTGTAGCTTCAGCAGCAGTTTGGTCATCTGCGTGCAGAACCTTTCCCGTGCCTCTTACTCGATCTACAAGAATATGCGAATCGGTAGAATCTCTGTTCTTAATCCATGACCAGGCAGTAATCTTATCAGAGGTGTCATCCATATTATCTTGAGTAAGTGCCTTATAGCCAGTTGGTGGCGTACCATTCCATTTTGTAGAGTCGAATAAAAAGTTTACAGCGTTACTACTGCCACCAGCGACTGCGCCGAAATAGAAAGTATCCTCTCCGGTTAAATGCAACCCAAACGGTGCTGCTCCAAATCCAGAGGCGTTTGTAGGATCTGCTGCTGCCGTACCACCTAGAGTGTAATACGTAAGTGTAGAACCGCTTCCCCCAGATCCAACCTCTCCTACATAAGCATATTTGTTATCAGCATCGAATGCGAAGAACATTCTGTCTCCGCTTGAGATAAATGCTGTATAGTTACTTGTGACATTTGTTGTTCCGCTACCGTTCGTACCAAGCCAGTGACCAGCTGTTGGTGCAATTAAGAATGAACCAGCGTTGTTGTTCCATGGTGTTGATGAAGAAAAGGCAACGCCTGCGGGCGTGAAGAATCCTGGATAAAAATTTGTCGCAGCTGTTGCTACATCTAGCTCCCAGTAGAACTTACCAGTCCTCAAAGGAAATCCTGAAACGTATCTTCCACCGTTATCAGCGCCAACAAATTTAGTGTTACCTTCACTCAATGTAGGAGTGGCACTACCTATCGTGCCAACACCATCTAGGGTAGCGATGTTATTTGATGGTGTATCGTTGGATTGATCAGTAGCCGCAAAATTGTTTACAGTAAAATCATTGTTATTACCACTAACATCGTTGCCTGGACCGTTGCCAGTGCCTGGAGCTATTGCCATGTCGAGATAGAAACCATTAGTACCGAATGTAAGACCCGATACATCGATAGGCACCCATCGATTCGTAGATGTATCTACTTTACCAAAGCTGGTAGGAGTCAGTTGCGTCCCATCAATCAATACTACTTGAGCCATGTAGCCATCGAACTGGTGGCTCGTGCTGTAGGACAAGCGACCCAATCTGTGCTTGACATTGTTGTTTACACTGGTATATGCGCTCTGAGCCATATATGTTTCCTGGCCGAAGTCAGTGATTTGTACGCCGTCTACATACAATTTGACACGGTCAGAAGCACTTGCTTGTGTCGTATCTACCGCAACGACAATGTGATACCATTTAGAAGTATCTAGAAAACTACGATTCGTTTGCAAGTCTAAACTGGTACTGGACGATATGTCGTCAAACACGCCAATAGTGCCACCGTTTGCGTTAGAACGGAACTGTAGCCCGAATCTATCAGATGCTGCATCACCAGCAGAAAAGAACGTATGCTCTGCGGGAACGCCTCTCTTTATCCAACCGCTCCATGTCCATATCGTCCTGCTAGTCGCACTTGAAGGTGTGCGTTCTAGAAATGGGGAATCGCCATCATTGAAGATCAAACTTTTGCTTACGGTGTAAGCATCAGTAAACGGTACAAAGTCGCCAACTCGCTGTCCGCCACCGTTACCCTCATAGAGTGTGATGTCAAAGTAATCTTTACCCTGATACTCTGGCGCGGTTAGGTTTGCAGTATTAAGAGTTTTAAAATTAGCATCATTTGGAGTATAATCAAATTCTGCTGTAACATCAATTGCACCAGACGAAGTGCCATCTTCAATCATAAAACCAACACGACCTGAAAATGTTTTACTGATAGTGCCTTGCGCTGACCCATTAATTAAAAATTCAACGGTGTTGTTATCCATGTCTAGCTCAACTTCAACGGTGTTGCCTGC